AGTAATTCTGCCTTGGGCATCAACCGTGATATCTGCATTAGTATAAGGACCAGCACTTACAGCTGTGTTGGCAAGATTTAAAGTTACCCCTCCACTTGTACCTCCTCCCGATAAACCAGTTCCAGCAGTTACTCCGGTTATTGTTCCTGCACCTATTCCTGCACCGACAAAGTAGCCAACAATCCTCCAATTTCCTGAGCCTTCAGAGACAATCATGCAGCAGTCTCCTGCTACTACTGTCTTATTAGTTCCTCCCGGGATTATTAGGCTTGTCAAATTATAGGTCAAGGTCGCAGCAGCTTCAAACATTAAGATGAACCTTGCGCCTGCCGGACAAGTGCCAAAGGAATTGATTGTTCCTGTGCCTGAAATGTGCAAATAGTTTCCGGTTGCAGCATTTAGGTCTACTGTTGCTCCTGCTGCTAATGTTGATCCTTGATTTTCAAAGATTGCATTCTCAAGAGTTGATTTGTCCTTTTGAGTTACAAAGCTTGTAGTGCCATCGTCAAGCCAAGACCTTAAATCGGCAGGAGAAATTAGTTGGCTATTGTTGTCGGGGAAGAGTGTTGCACTCTCGGTGATTAGATTGGCTCTGTTGTAATTAGTAGGCATTAATCTCCAATTTGATAACCATCATCAAAGCCTGTGTCAAATGCTGCGCCTGTTGCTGCAAGTTGATTAGCCTGAAGAAGTGTGAACTTAGTAGTACCTCCGGAAGCATCCTCAGGTTGATTGGTGGCCTCAGTGATAAATCCCTGAATATCCAAACTGCCTGAAGTGAGCCTGACTTTCCGGTATTGCTCATCTTGGCTCAAAGTTAAGAAATCGCAGAGACTTTGCGGATAACTAAATTCAACACCGATAGGCTTGAATAAATAAACTACCTCTGATGGCCTGATAAATGTTGGATCAATGTTTCCATTCTCAAAAAGTGTGCATTCATCACAATACTGCTGGCATGGCTCAAGAGCATCTGAAATGTAACTGCTATAAGTTGTTTGATATTCTCCAACCTGAAACTGAAGCTTCGGATTAGTCAGGCCATAGGTGTGCATGCCAAGCACCTTCCACCATCTAAGTGCTATCCTTGCCGGAGTATGGAAAATGTTGTAAAGGTTATTTAAAGGACTACTTGAAAAGTTAATCAAATTACTTGGCAGGCTAACAGTTCCAGGAAGGAATGTAACTGCCCCAGTTGCTTGTGGTAAATTAAAGGCACTGTCTTGGACAGTTGCTAATTCAATGGTTTGTCTGTTAAGCCAAATAATAAATGTCTCATAGTCATTAGGCCTATCTGATGTAGCACCTCCGAAACTAATGTCTGATAACCTCCTGCTAAATTCAATTGCATAACCTTCACCTATTATCTCCGTCCTGATGTCAAGCTTGCCTGATGAGTTTTCGGCCATTGCCCTATTATTAACAAAATAATTCCTATCGGTGTGAATTGCAAAAGTTCCTGATAGTTGGATGTTCTTCCATTTTTCCGTAAATCCCAACTGGATAGCATTAGCAAGCATATCAACCTTAGCCATTGATGTCACCTCTCCAATGTTGTTAAAGGTTTGGCTGATGATATTCTGATAAAAATATTCTCTTGGCTCAACTCTAATCTTCCATTCTGTCCCAGTCCATTCAAATGCCCATCCGAGGCAGAAGATTCTATCAAGTGCCTCAAAAGTCTTTTTCCATGTTGTGGATAAAGCACTTAGCCCTTCTTGATTTTCTCCTTGTCTTATTCTTATGCCATTGGTCAAGGCATTATTCCAATAGCAACCGCCATCAGCCTCACTAAACACATCTGATAGCAACTTATTATTGCTACCAGTCATCATGTAGATTGCTCTCTTAAGCCATTGCTCAATTGTTAAGCAGTTGGCAGTTGAGGCATATTCTCCTGAGTTGATTTCGTTTAAGTTTATAGTGTAGCCTTTTTCAATATCAACAGTAACAGCAGCAGTGACTGTACTATATGTGTTTTGGATAAAGAAAAGAGAGATGGTATAGCCAACAGGAATAGAAATTGAGCCTGTATAGGTATTGGTTATATTAAATACCTGAAGTGGAAGCAAATCAACTATTTCAAGGTTTGTGAAGCTTACAGCAGTATTCCCATTTAACAATACAAAAGCTAAAGCCTCTTGAATGTTTCCTCCGCTATCATTACTTGTAAGAGTGAAATCAATGGTTACCTCATAGGTTAAGGTTCTTGTAATTGTGCTATTGTTTTTAAAAATAGGAGTGGTTTCCCAGTTAGCCCCTGTAACAAAGATTACATTAGTATCAAATGCACTTCCATAATTATTAGTAAAGTCCTTCTGCTGCCAATAAGTTGGCACAACAGCAAACCTCTGAGCAATTGCACCAAGTGGGCCATTGTAAGTGTAGGTAGAACTATCTGCTAAATTCTTGCCATTGGATTGAAGATATAGGTCTTGCCTGTGCAGTCTTATTTCTTTTTCGGTCAAAGCAGCAATAGAATCACCATTTAGGTCTTTAATTGCTGTTAGGTCAATGTCTACATCCTGCCGAGCCTTAAACTGCTCCCTGAATGAGTCATCAATAATGCCAACAGTTATCTCCCAGCTATCTGTGTCGCATACATTATGCTCTTGATAAATGGCAAGGTTAAGCATGCCATCAAATTGATAAGGCTGACCATTGTAGCCTACATCTGAAGTAATTTGGATGGTTATTTCGGCATTAATAAAGTATTGGTCATAAAGAGCCTTAATTAAAGTAGCTCCTCTCTCATAGAATCGCATCTCTGTGGAGAATGGCTGATCTATGCCATGTGATTCCATCCTGATGGCTGTGAACTCAATGGCATCCCAGCCAATAGGTTCTTCTACCTCAGTGTTATTAAGAAAAAAACTCCATCCTGCCATGGTTCAAATTTAGGCAAAAAAAAGGGATAGCAATGCTACCCCTCTTTCCTCTATCTAAACCAAACATTAATTCTCTGACCTAAACCTATTGTTAAGAATCTTAGTTGTCCTTCTTGGTGTTCTAATGAACTTCTCAAAGCCTCTCTCGTCCATGTTGAGCTGAGTGATGGGCAATCCTTTTAGGATGCTTCCAAGCTCATCCAGTTTGCCAATCATTGGGCTACTACTGCTTGCCTGTCTGCCCGATTGCATACTGCCCCAATAAACCTCCTGCCTACTTAGTGCATGATTAGGAATTACTTGAGAGCCTTTAGGTAAGTCCATCAGAGTAGCAGTTGGTGGAGTGAAGTAGACCTTACCGGATTCAGTAACTACTTTCTCAACACCTCTTTCTCCAACCATTGCCTTACCTCCTTTGAATGGCTTGCCTTTAGTTCCTTCTGCGAACTCAGGAACAGGCTGAGCTGCAATAAGTCCAAGTTGAGCTGCTGCAATAAAGCCTGCAAGTACTGCTGCTGGAGGATTCGAAACAGCATATTTCATAACCTCTTGAGCCAACTGAAACATTACTCTTGCAGCAGCAGCTGCTTGATCTGCTCTGAACTGCTTTAATTTTAACTCCTTCTCTTTTTCATTCTTCTGCTGAGTAAGCTCATCAATCTTTTGTTGATTCCCATCTGCCAGCCTTACTTCTTCATTATACTTTTTATTGAGTAGAGTTATTTCCTTGTTTGTGTATTGCTGGTACAAATCAAATGCCCCAAAAACTAATGTTTGAGTAAGTTCATTTGCTTTTTGCTCCACCTGAGCCTTTCTATCCTCTGCTACTTTTTTTAATCTAACTTCTTCTGCTAATCCTGCCTCATAGTCTTTCTGCCACTTTTTCATTTGGGCAAGTCTCTTGTCATAAAGCTTTTGATCCTCTTCAGCCACAGTATTTTTTACTGTTCTTGTGGTTAGAAGTTCTTTGTCAGCAGCATCCTCATAATCTTTGGCTGCCTTATCCCTTTGAAGTTTGGCAACATTAACCTCATTTTCACCTATGCCTATTGCTTTTTGGCTATATTCTTTCTTAAGATTATAGACTGCCTCTTGGTAAACCTTTTCAGCACCAATTTCACCCAACTTATCATTCCTAATTTGAGCCATCAAGACTTGCTGCTGCTTCTCAAGCTCAAGAATCTTTAGCCTACTTTCATAAGCCTTCTTATCAGCCTTAGCCTGCTCATCAGCAGCTTTCTTTTGCTCAGCCAAAAACTCAGCAGTAACCTTGACAGTCTTTGCGATATTGTCATTCCTAAGCTTTATCTGCTCATTGATGGCAGCATTTTCTCCCTTGTAGACTGCTATTTGCTCAAGGATAGGCTTAAGCCTTTCTTTTTCTAAACGAGTTCTCTCTAATATAAAAGGGATATCAGAAGCACCCTCTTTTTCAATTTTTTTATTAAGCTCAGCCGCTTCTATTTCAAATAACTTTAAATCTTTTAAATTTTTCTTTAAGACATTCTCAAGCATTTGGTCGGTCATTGTCTTAGTTTTAGACTGAAAGCCTTTGAATGCATTAAGTTCTGCCTGCTCAACATCCTGCGCCCCTGTTGTGCCTAACTTAAATAGCTTATTTATGTCATCCATAAAGTCAGCAGTAACTTGAAGTGCTGCTGTTAGTGTAGGTTTTAACAGAGTGCCAATTGAGTTCAAAAAGCTATCCCAAGCATCTCCCAAGTTATTAACCTTACCACCTAAAGTGCCTGAAACAGCAGCGGCAGCACCAGCAACACCTTCATAGTCTCCAAGAGATGTAATATATTGCCTAATTGCCTCATTGTTAAACTTGACCTGTGTTTCTACACCCTTAAAGCTAAACTTAACCTGATCCCCTGATTTGCTTGCCCTAATGCCAAACTCCTTGAGCCTCTCAAACTCTCCAGTCTGAGCATCAATAATTGCTTCAGTCAATTGGTCAAATCCTTTTCCAGTAGAACTTGCTAAATCACCAAGCTTTCTAAGTTGATCGGTAGTAGGTGTAAAACCTTGGTTAGCTAATTTTACAAAGGATGCAGTAAGTTCCTCAACTGCAAAAGGTGTAGTCTTAGCAAACTCTTTGATTCCTTCAAGAGCAAGTGATGCCTGCGCCCCACTGCCCAAAGTATTCTTAAGGACTGCACCAAGCTTCTCAAAGTTAGCAGTAGTATCAAACACAGCCTTAGCAAAGCCAAGCACAGCAGTCACTGTGAATGCTCCTGCAATGGCTGGCCCAAGACCACCTAAGCTCTTACTAAAGCCTCCAACACCTTCTTTGCCCTTATCAAAGGCATTGCTTAGTTTATCTCCTGTCTCGCCTGCCTTCTTTCCTGTGTTGCCTAACTCGGTGTTAAGCTTCTTCATTGAAGCAATAGCATCCTGCTCTTCCTGAGTCAGCTTATCAAAGCTGGTGGCTGCCTTCCTTAGCTCAGAGTCATCAATGACATACTTAATTTTTATATCGTTACTTGAGATTGCCATGTTCTTCTATTTGTCACAAAGTTAATATAAAAAGCCCCCCAATTTGGGAGGCTCTTTGAACTTAAATGAAACACATAAAAAAAAAGTATCTTACTTCTGACTCCTCTTAGACTTCTGCTCAGTTATCCAAGTTGAATAAATCAGATAGTATTCATAGACTGGCCTTTCGACCAGGAATTTAATTCTTTGAGCATCTCCAGCTGCGATTCTAAAGACTTCACTAAATCTTTGTCTGTGCTGTCTGATGATTGAAGTAAAATAATATGTTTCAGGAGGTTTAGGCTTTGTATTGTTTCGCCCTGCAAATAGGTCTGGAAATTCATGCTGAATTCTGTCGAAGAGGGCAGAAAGGCATACTCCGGCAGATTCAAAAAAAAACCATCCACATCATTGGACTTCATCCAATGCTCAAGCTTCTGCTTGTTGTATGGATACTGGTAGTCAAGTGGGTTTTCATGCTCGTCAAAGTAGACAACGGTTGCAAGCTTTAACTGCCTGAGCATGCTAACAGACATCTCCATCTGCTCCTTAAGCCTTGATGCCATGATGCCTACCTCATAAAGCTTCTTCTCATCCTTCTTCTTCTTGTCCATCAATAGGTTGATTAGCCCATTGTTCCAGCCTCTTAGATAGTCAGGATTGATTTGCCAAAGTTCTTCTGTAAATATATCTCTCGCAGCAACTGCTCTTTGAAATGGCACATTGACCTCAGATACGAATTTAAAGTATTTGACACCTCCTGAAGTAAAGGCATACTCAATTTGATCCCATCTGTCCTTCGGGGCTACTCCTTGATACCTTGGTTTTTGCGGATTATTGACAACATCCGTTTCTGCATCAGGGATAGGAGGAGGAGGAATAGATGGTTTGCTCCTAAAAAAATTGAACATAAGTAAAATGGTTGGTTAAAGATTAGACAAGAGATAATCAGGAACTGCCAAGCTCCTGAGCAATAAGGACATTCACCCAGTGGCTTGGCCCACAAAGTCGGCAACTTCTGAATTTGGAACAGATACCACTGCCCAATCGGATGATCGTCCAGCAGATAGTCCAAGAACAAGGAAAAAGCTGCACTGATCAGAGCAATCAGAGTCAATGTCAGCAGGCTTAGAATCATGTGGAAGCTCAATAATGCAGCAGCCTCTTCGCTTGCCACCACAACTTGCAGTAAGTTCATCATACATAGTAAGGGTCAGGAATTAGATCGTTGAATATATTTAAAATTACCTCATTGATGCCCTCATCACTCCGATAGGTTGGTGAGAAACTGAAGCAGATGCTTGAGTAGGTTAAGCCATCAACAGCAGTGAACTCATAGACCTTCTGATTGGTGGGATTTACAAACATTAACTCATATTGTCCGCCATAAGGATTAAAAAATCCATCAGGACAGGCTGCTAAATCAATCTCAATGTAACCGAGGTAATCAATGTCAAGTTGCTGGCTTATGCGAGCATTCACCCCAGGCTTATTGATGTTGATAATGATTGAAGCATCCGGATAGCTTGGTGGTACAAGAATCAATAAAGCATCAGGGCAACTGTTGAGAGGCTCACAGGCTTTGAAACAATTACTGCAACATTGTGCCATACTTTTCGAGATTGAAGTTGGAAGTTATCTCTGCAAAATTAGAGAAAATAAAATAACGAAAGGCATCTAATGCGTGAGACTTATCCGGGTTCTTGTTCTTCCATGGGTCAAGGCTTCCCTGCCTGCTAACCTTGGCCTCCTTTAGGTCAATTACTAACTCATCACACCTTTTGCCACTTATCTGCACCTTGGCCTTCTGAAGTGTTAGGATGGTGACCAGCCTGCTGGCTATGTGGCTTGGGTTCGACCTTGGGACTTGGATTTGCATATCACCTATGCCGAGGTAGTTCTTGATGAGAGCATAGGCTGAGATGTTGTCCTGAGTGAATGCGTTTCTGCTTGCTCCTGATGCATCACCGTTTATGATGTAAGTCATATCGGGAAACTCTTGCTTAATTGTTTGGCAAAGAGCTGCAAGATCACCAACCCTATAGACCTTAATCACATTGATTGTTGCATAAAACAAGCCCTCTGATGAGTTCTTTATGTATTGGCAGACACAACATGTGTTAGTTACATTGAAGTCAAAGGCTAAGTAAAGATTGTGAACTGGAGATGCTTTGATATATCCCTGGTAGACATGCTTGCTAAAGTCAAAGCTTGTGGCAAAAAGGCTCTCTCTATCCCAAATGCCCCATTGCCCCAAGGCATAAACCTCATAGTAAGTCTGAGATACTTCCTTAAGTGCCTCCATCCTAATTGGGTATTGGTCATCAAGAAAATCTAAGGCATCAAGATAAGTGCCATGAAGCCTAAGCACTTCATTGGCCTCCTTTGCTGGTACATCATCAAAGAACCTTTTTTTAATCCAGTGACTATCTGACACAGGATTGAAGGTCAAGAAGAATCTCTTGGGATGCTCTGACTTGCCTCTAAGTCTTAAGGTTATCTGAGTGAAGTCCTCAAGTGTAAGCTCGGTGGCCTCTTCAATCCAAATGTATTTGGCTTGGCTTAATGACTTTAACTTTTCGGGATCATCACATCCAAGAAATATAATCTTGTTGCCACCGGATTGAATCTCTAAGTAACCAGTCTTAACTCTGCACAGCTTATTCAAGCCCCACTGAGTTATCTTGTTTTGGAAGTCAGCAAAGACTGAGTTCCTCAGAGTGCTGGCTACCTTACGAATAACAAAGTAAGTCTGAAACTCATTTGTCCTATGGTCGCAAATCTCAGCCAGCAGCATCTGAATCATTGTCTGACTCTTGCCACTTCCTGCTCCTCCCCAAAGGATATTATAAGTCTTTGGGTCTGTTACTGCATCAAGGTACTTAGGCTGCCAAAGGTCAGGACTTGACAAGTCAATCTTTGCCAAGTTACTCTCTTACTTTAGCCTCCTTAGGACTTGTAGGTCTAATTACCTCTGTCATCTGCATGGTGATCTGCTCTTGGTTCATGAGGCCCAAATCCCTTGCTATGATATTGTGATTGAAGAGGCCACTTGCAGCCCCCTCCAGCTTGCTTGTGTAGATGGCTTGCTCTATGCGTGTAAAGACACTACCGAAATCTTTTGATTTGGTCTTGTACTCTGATAGCTTAGTCCAGCATGAGAACCCACATGCAAGGGCAAAACCATCTTTTGTAAGCAATCTTTTTTTGGGCAATCTAACCTCAGTTGCATCCTTGCCTCTAAAATCCACCTCAATGAGAGGAGTTTCTTCTGCCCATTGGACATACTGTTCAAAGTTCTCAAGGATTTCCTCAGGAGTTTTAAATTTCCCATCAAGGCCATGCTTTAGCCTTAACATCCAACATTGATTTCCTTTTGGTGCTGCCATAATTTGTACCGGGCAATTGCCCATTATTTTGTGGTTGATTATTTTTTCTTTTTAGATGCTTTCTTGGCCTTCTTAGCAACAGACAGAGCAATTGCAACAGCCTGCTTCTGAGGCTTGCCTGCTTTCATCTCTGTCTTGATGTTATTGCTAACTGTCTTGGCTGAATATCCCTTTTTCAATGGCATAGCTTTATTGATTTATTGCAAAGGTAAGTGTTTTAGAATTGACTCATACAGGTCAAGTTGATTCTGCCATCTTGATTGGTAACCAGTAGTAAGGTTGTTTTCAAGTTTAGCTCTAAGTGCCTTACACTTGCGATTGAGAAAAAATCTGATGTCTTGGACTGTCATAAATTTTGGCTCATCATAATAAAATAATTGATTCTCATAGGTTGCAGAGCCTTCCCACATGGATGGCACTTGGCTGATGCTGATGTTATTCATAGTTTCTGAGTCGCATTAAAGGGCCATCGAATTTCAAAGGTATCACTCCTGTTGAACCTGACCGCATTTTGACTTGATCAATTAAGCAAAGGTCATAGTTTGAGAGTTCAAGATTGCCAACTTTGGTGGTGGCAGTTGGGTCAAAGTAAAATGCTGGCCTCATCATCATCCAAATAACATCAGCATCCTGCTCAACTGAACCGGACTCTCTAAGGTCGGACATCAAAGGCATTTTATCGGGCCTTTCATCAACTCTCCTGGATAGCTGGCTTAAGGCAACAACCGGAAGCTGCAACTCTTTTGCAAGAAGCTTCAGACCTCTTGATATTTCGCCAACAATATTCACTCTGTTTGTCTCTTTAGGATTGACAGATTCAATGAGGCCAATGTAATCCACAAATATGACCTTGATGTCATACTTGTTTTTCCACATGGTGGCCTTAGTCCTGATTTTCCTCATGTTCATGTACCCTTCATCGCAGATCTTGATATTCCAGTCTTTCATGCCGTTTACAGCACTTTTTAGTGCATTAATGTCAAGTTCATTCATGTTTCCCTGCTTTATTTTGAAAGCATAAACCTGAGATTCTTGGCTGGCAAGCCTTTGGGCTAATTCGTGTTTGTTCATTTCGAGGCTAAACATGCCACAGCCTATGCCTTGCTTAACCAAGTTTCTGATTAGGCTTACCACAAGAGCAGTTTTACCTTGCCCGGGTCTTGCACCTACAACAGTAAGCTCGGAGTTTGTCAAGCCTCCACAAAGCTTATCAAGTGAAGAGATGCCTGTTGGGTAGCCTGCAATAGTTCCAGCGGCTTTATTGAACCACATCTCTGCTGAAATATCCAGCTGAGTCTGAAAGTTATCATCTGACTTATTTACTGTTGAAGTCAGCAGGCCATCTGTCTTGCCCTGCATTTCAGTGATTAGTTCAAATATATCACCTGAGTCAGAGTTGGCCTTAGTTAGCATCTCGGTGGCAATGTATAGAAACTTTGACCTCATAAACTGCTCAACTAACATCCGGCAATGAATTTCAGTATGCCCAGGATTCTTTAGGCTTGTAAAAACCGAAGTTATAAATGAAATGCCTCCGGCTTCATTAAGCAATCCGGATTTTCTCAAGGTTAAGACAACAGTCTCAAGGTTTACAGGCTCACCAGCATCTTGCTGCGCTTGGATGGCTTTGGCAATAGTCTTGTGCTTTTCATCCTGAAACACCTCTACACTTGGAATGATTGAGAAGGCAGTAAGCCTTTCCTCGTCATAAATCATCATAGCAGAAAGGACTTGCCTCTCTAATTCTTCATTTGTAAAATTCATTGGTTTGTTTGGTAAGATTCGTGAACTCTCATCGGCCTACTTTCGGGCGGAATAAATGTGGTTGCCTCTTTTTTGTTTTGTAGGGTAAAAATACCTTTCCACTCAGAAGCTATTGATTGCTCAATTATTGAATCAGCAATTAAGATATTATTACCTGAAAGATCCTTTAGCCTTTTGAAAAAACTATTAAGGCTCTGCTGTGACTTATAACTTTGTTTAATAGACTTTTTATAATCAAGCCATTTTTTAACTAAAGGCTCTAATTCACCATAGCCTGAAAAATCAAAATCTCCCTTCTTAGGTTCTTTAATTTCTTTATTCTTTAGTTTATCTATTGGGTCAAGTGGTTGATCAGTTGCTTGCTCAGTTGGTGTGTCAAGTGGTGTGTCAGGTGCTTGCTCAAATTTTGACAAGGCAATTATGGATGAATGATGGTATTGATTACAGGATTCACGAATTAATTTGATAAATCCATGTTCAATCAAGTCACCAAAAAGTTTCTTGTAAGTATTTCTACTACCAATTGAAAGCACCTCCATAGTGTGCAATCTTGGTAGACCAAACTCAGCCTTTTGACCAAAATAATTCCACCGATCAACTATGTAAAAATAAAGTTCTGCATGTCCAGCAGAAAGCTTGCCTGGA